ATTTATTATTCTATTATCAGTTGGATCGTGATTGATATGATCTATTTGATCTTTAGGCCAACAACCATAGTAATGTAGCCAAATTATACGATGTGCATAATAGCTTTTATCAAAAATTGAACCTTCTTTTCTTCTAATTCTTCCATGTTTTGAGCTATAGTCTGTATTTTTATAAGTAAATGCTTCCTTACCAGCATATCTAGTGTTCCATCTACGTGCGTAAACTTCCTTTTTAAAATATTTTAGAGGTCTTTCTTTCCAAAAAAGATCTCCAGTATCAGGATTATAATCTAATAACTCTCTAACTATTTCAGCAGTAAGTTCCATAGTAATCTCCTTATCCTTCACAAGCAAGACACTCATCTCCAGATGCTAGTGCTTCCATGTCTAACTCATTAATAATCTGTCGCTCAATCTTACGACTAACTTTGTCAGCCTTACCAATCTTTTCTGAACGACAATAGTACATAGTCTTTAGTCCTTTCTTCCATGCCATGTAGTGTATAGCATGTAGGTATTTAATCTCAGCATCAGGTCTAAAGAATACATTAAGAGATTGTGATTGGTCAATGTATTGTTGTCTATCTGCTGCGTGTTCTATAACCCATCGTTGATCTATCTCCATAGCAGTCTTAAATACTTCTTTCTCTTCAGTGGTAAAAGATCTTAGATGTTGTACAGAACCATCGTTAGCTATGATACTAGACCAGATACGTTCATAGTTTAGCTTACTATCTTCCTCACACTTAGTCTTAATAATTTTATCTAAGAACTTGTTTTTATTTAAGAAAGATCCACTAAGAGTATCTTGTCTATAGGCATTAGCTCTCCAAGGTTCTATTGATGGAGAAGTATTACCCATGATAATAGAGCTAGATGCATTAGGTGCAATAGCCATTACATGACTACATCTCAGTCCTGTCCCTACAGCATCAGGAGCTTCACCTCGCAATAAAGCTAAACTTCTATTAGCATAGTCTAAACCTTCTCTAATATGTTTAAACATTCTAATGTTATGAGATTTAGCTAACGCACAATCAAAGGGTATGTTTTTACTTTGTAAGTATGCATGAAATCCAAGTGCTCCAACTCCAACTGATCTCTCTCGCTTCGCACTATAACGAGCACGATGAATAGTATCAGGAGCGTTGTCAATAAAACTTTGTAAAACATTATCTAACATTTCTAATGTATCTGATAGAAAATCTTTGTCTTTAGACCACTCATCAAAGTACTCTAAGTTTACAGAAGATAAGCAACATACAGCAGTTCTTTCTTCTGATGTAGGTAGAATAATTTCAGAACATAAATTAGATTGATTTATTTTAAAACCTTTTTGTTTTAACCATGATGGCATTTCATTATTAGACTTATCAATAAAATGTATATAAGGTTCTCCTGTTTGCATACGCATTTCTAATATACGTTGCCACAGTTCTTTAGCAGAAACAATATCTCTTACTTCACTACTGTGCGGATCAACTAGATCCCAACTATCATCAGCAAGTGGATTAATCATACAGTGTTCAAGAACACTCATAAACTTATCTGATATATTAATACCATGATGCATATTGAGACAGCGAAAGTTTTGATCTCCTGTTGGTTTACGCATCTCAAGAAACATAAGTATGTCTGGATGTGATATATCTAGATATGCGGCATAACTACCTCTACGAGTTCTCCCTTGTCTGTATGCCAAGCTTGATGCATCATACATTTTAAGGTGAGGCATGACCCCTGTAGACTTATCATCAGATGAACGAATACCAAAGCCAACACCAACACCACCACCCAACATTGAAAGCCAGTTTGTTTCACTTAAATTCTCCACTAATCCTTCAGAACTATCGTCAATATAATTAAGATAACAAGAAATAGGAAGCCCACGTTTAGATCGTCCATACGATAAAATTGGTGTTGAATACGAGAGCCAATGTTTTGAAGCGTACTCATATAATCTTTGAGCATGTTCTTTATTAGAACCAAAACAGCTAGATACATGTGCAAACCTTTCTTGTGGTGAAATTTCATGATCCATCATGTAAGCTTCTTTAAGACGAGTGATCCCTAACTCATCAAAAAGATTATCTCTCTCAGGAGAGATTGTAATATCATCTTTAATCATTTGCCCCTACCATAATACTTTCTTTTCTTTGTAATATAAATCTAAAATCATTTCTGCATAGTGTATTACTTTCTCTATATCTTTTCTACCCTCTCCTTTTGTACGATGTCTTGTTACATACTTTACAATATTACCTTCACAAAAACTTAAATTATTTTTTTCTATATATTCAACAGGTTGTATAACACAATTTTTATAATGCTTACCATCTACTTGTTTATCTAATGCTGATTCTTTCAAGTCTTTTTCCTCTCTTAATTTTCTAACTATATACTGATCTCTTGATTCATTTTTAATATTCATCTAATTCTTTCTATAAAAAAGAGTTTAACTTTTTTCTTATATCTGAATTATCTTTTACAGTCACAGCTTTAATTGCAAAAGTTCTTATTGTATTAGGATCAACACCTGCTAGTTCACAGGTATATGTGAAGTTCTCACAGGTAACACCAATAGAAGCAAAGACCCAAGCATTAGCTTGATCTCTCAGCAAAGATGTTTCTACATTTTCATTATCTACTTTAGGTTTAGATAAGTCAAGTAGTGCTCTTAAAATAATTGCTAAGTTTAAACTTCTATCAGGATTCTTTTCTGTTAAATCGTATAACGATTCGTTTTCTTCTAAATCATTTTCCATTTGGCGGTTCTTGTACTGGCCTATAAAATTTACCTCCTACATAATTATTGTAGAAGGCTGGCTCATCTGTTCCTTCTAATGTTGAAGTCAACACATGATTCATTACTTGATAGTAACACTCATAATATTTTAAACTTCTTTTATTTTTACACTCACAAATAATTTCAAACTTAAATGCACGTTTACCTAATTTCTTTATATCTTCATTAAGATATTTACTAGAGCCTGTATAAATTCTCCAGTTAGACTCTACCTTTTTTTTATTACGAGTTACGTAATATTGTTTACAGCCTATATAAGACTTATTAGTTTTCTTATTAGTTATTTGATAGACAAAACCAAAATGAACATGTGGTTCTGGTTTTTTATTAAACTTCCAATGCATATACTTCTTCTACATCTGGTTCTCTCACAACCTGTGTTAAAAATTTATTACCCTTTGCATATTTAAATACACGTAGTCCTTTACCTTGATTAGAATCTGCCCAACATGTATGCTTATAATTACAATAGACACAACCAACAGCCAAGCTACGATTACCAGACTTGCCATCAGGTATATCAGTATAACACTTATCAGGCAAGCTATCTTTACCAACAATATTTTTAAGATGTTTGACCCTTGCTTCTGCATTAATCATATCCATCTGATGTAGTTTAGATAAACATATCTCTCCAGTAGATTTATTTATTGCAAGAAATGCAGCAGTATCTATACCATTTGCTTGAGCGTAAGCAGATATTTGAGCGACATATCCAAAAGGATCGTCTTCCACTAGATTATTTTTTCTAAACTTTTCAAATCCAAAACCACTGGCTGACTTACAGTCAACAAGAACACCATCAATAATAGAGTCTTGATGTCCAGCTACACCATCAACATGTACTTCTTTCTGTTGATCTTTAACATCATGTCCTGCAATAGTAGAACATAAAAGTAAAAGTTCTTCTAGAATATAACCATATAAAAACTTTATTCTAGTAGATGGTTTAAGTTGTTCTTCTTCAAGAGGACTATTAACATCTAACCAAATCTTTCTATCTGGTTTACCTATTGCAGAAAGTCTTAAACCTTTTCTATCTTTAGGAACTTCATATAGAAAATCTTTTATATGAACCTTCAGCATTTCACCAAAGGTATCTATATGTTTATCTACTTCTTCTTCATCCATATCTATAGGATCAAGACTAAATAAATTATATATATCTTCTACAAGAGTATCTACAGTTTTCATAATAAATATGGGGGAGTAATGCAGAGAGGAAACACTACTCCCCCACTCCTTAGTTAGAATGGAGCAGATGCTGATGCTTGTACATATCCACCATCAACAGGGGCAAAGTCTTCCTTACTATTTGCATATTCAATAAAATCAACAACCTGAACAGCAGCAAGGTCAGCAGATGTGCCAGACTTACCAGCATAATTCCATTCATAAGGAACTGCTTTTACATTAACAAGACTGCCATTGGCAATCAACTTATCATCCCACAGATTATTCTGTGAGTCTTTAACAATAGGAGCTTTACGTTCACTCCCATCCTTTCTCATCACCTTTCGTTTAATAGTTACATAATCACCACGATCATCGCCTTTGTTTGTTATTTTAAGATTAGCTCCTTCAATAACAGAACGATTATTATCATCAACCTCAACTTGTATTGACCACACTGGATCAAACTTTGTGTTAGGTTCAACGATTGATGCGTAGTGACACTTGCCTGTAATGTAAATTGGATCGTTCATGATCTTTATTTTCTCCGTTTAAATTTCACTGGACTATTCCAGCCTTGATTGTCTAGTAACTTTTAGATAGTAACATAGTATTATTTGATTGTCAAGCACTTTAATGTGTTTCTGCCCAATTATTTCCAACTTTATAATCAGAATCTAAATCACATTTAAAGTTAAATATCTTTTGTGTTTGATACATTGCCTCCTTTGTTAGTTTACAAAACCTTTGTACGTCTGGCTTGGCTACTTCAAATTGGTATTCATCATGAACAGATGCTACCAACTTAGCATCAAGACCAGAGTTTCTAACCTTTTCATTTATCTGCACGAGCCATTGCTTACATACTATAGCACCTGCACCTTGCAGTAGAGTATTTAATGCTGCATGTTCTGATCTAATCTGTAGTCTTC